CCTCAAAGGGACTTTTGGCAGAAAAGTTAAAGCTAACAACAAAGTATTGGATCGGCGATTTGGCCAAAAAAGCTGCGGCAGAAAAAGAAGCGGTTGAAGCCATCAAGCAGGACCTAATCAAGAAGCACGGAGAAGCTGACGATCAAGGCAACGTATCGATTCCAATGTATATCAACGTTGTAACAGACGAAGAGGGCCAAACAGTTTCAAGAGACATTAACCCCAAGTTCGTAGAGTTTCAAAACGAGTTCAACGCTCTTTTAAACGAAGAAAAAGAAATCGAACACAAAGAGTTTCAATTAGAAGATTTCGAAAACGTTGAGACCGAGGGCGCTTACGTTACTTTCTTTAAGTTGATCAAAATAGAAGAATAACGAATATTCATACCAAGAGAATGGCTCACCTAAAAAGTGGGCCGTTTTTCTTACATATTTATAGTAAATAGAGTTATGGAACAAAAGCTTACACACGAAGAGTTTCAACAAATTAATCTTATCAAATCGGACGCCTTAGAAGTCGCTGCTTTACTTGGAGAACTAGAATACCAAAAAATGAGCATCGAGCTTGATATGGAAGAACAGAAGAAAAAAATTAAAGAAATCAGGGTAAAAGAAAAGCAAGTCTTCGAAGAAATTAGATCTAAATACGGCGCAGTCTCAATAAATACAGAGACCGGCGAAATTAGCTAAAGTGTTTTGAATCAAGTATCGATATTTATTACTAGAAAAAAAACGACATAAATGGCCGAAACACTAATTAGCCCAGGAGTATTCTTACAAGAGAATGACTTATCTCAGATCACTTCAGGTCCAATAACAGCAGGCGCCGCAATTGTAGGCCCTACAGTAACTGGTCCAGTTAACATCCCAACATTAGTAACTACTTACTCTCAATACAAAGCTGTATTTGGAGCTCCCTTCGTTTCTGGAGGTGCTGCATACGAATACTTAACAAGTATGGCTGCTTTGAATTACTTTGAGCAAGGCGGAACTTCTCTATTGGTAACAAGAGTAGTATCTGGATCTTATACACCAGCAACAGCGAGTGTCAACAACTTAGCGGGAACTCCTGCTTTCGTTCTTGAAACTTTATCAGTTGGTACAGTAATGAATAACAACGAAGCTTCAGGATCATTTGGTTCTTTAGTTTCTGGCTCTTCAGCTAACGTACGCTGGGAAGTAACAGCTTACGATACAGGTTCAGGTCAATTCAATATTATCATTAGACGCGGTGACGACTATCAAAATAACAAGACTGTTCTTGAAACATGGAACGGTTTATCATTAGATCCTAACCAAAGCAACTACGTATCTTACGTAATTGGTGATCAAACGCAAACAGTAGCTACAGACGATTTAGGTAACTTCTACTTACAAACTACTGGTTCTTACCAAAATAACAGTAGATATATAAGAGTTAAAACTGTTAACACTGCAACTCCTGGATACTTCAACACTTACGGTCAAGCTCAAAACCAATATACTTCATCAATTCCTAATGCAGGATCTGGTTCAGTAAACGGAGCTTTCGGTGGTGCAACTGGAGCTATCTACGGTTCATTCGGTGTAGAAGCAGTTAACTTCTTCGAAAATATCCCTAATGCTTTAGCGGACGGTTCAGTAGCTGGTAGAAACATTCAAGGCGTAAGAAACCAAGACTACAACACAGCTATCAACCTATTAGGTAACAAAGACGCTTACAAATTTAACATTATATATGCTCCTGGTTTAACTTACGTTAACTCACCAAGTCAAGTTACTGGTGTTGTTAATACAGCTCAAACAAGAGGCGACAGTATCGCAGTAGTTGATATGGTTGGTTACGGCCAATCTATCCCAGTATTGCTTTCTCAAGTGACTGCATTCGATTCTTCTTACGCAGCTACTTACTGGCCTTGGGTACAAGTTAGATCAAGAGAGACTGGTAAATTAAACTTTATCCCAGCTTCTACAATCGTTCCTGCTGCTTATGAGTACAACGATAGAGTTGCTGCAGAATGGTGGGCACCAGCTGGTTTAAACAGAGGTGGTTTACCAACAGTTTTACAACCAGAAAGAAAGCTAACTTCAAACGATAGAGACAGAGTATATCAAGGATCTGTTAACCCAATCGCTACATTCCCTGGAGTTGGTACGGTTATCTACGGTCAAAAGACGCTTCAACAAAAACCTTCTGCATTAGACAGAGTTAACGTTAGAAGATTGTTGATCGCTCTTAAAGACTACATTGGTCAAGTTGCAGAAACTCTTGTATTCGAGCCTAACACACAAGTTACTCGTAATAGATTCTTAAGTCAAGTTAACCCTTATTTAGAGTCAGTACAACAAAGACAAGGTTTATATGCATTCCAAGTAGTAATGGATGACAGTAATAACACTCCTGACGTAATCGATAGAAACCAATTAGTTGGATCTATCTACTTACAACCAACTAAAACTGCTGAGTTTATTCAATTAGACTTCAACGTTTTACCTACAGGAGCAACATTTGGCCAATAATAACAAATAGAATATCAAATGAACGATAACACAATCATTAGAATTAAAGTACCAGCACGTTTATACGAGAGTGTAAAGGCTAAGTTAATGATCAAAGAAAACTACGAAGCGCCAGTAAAAGAGGAAGCTGAAGAGTTAAAAGAGTCTCCAATAGTAGACGTAATAGCAGCTTTATCAGGAGTATTAGGACTAGGTCTAACAGGCGTAGCAATATCTAAAGCTCAAGATCTTTTGAAAAAGAAGAACCCTGAATTGTTCGATAAATTACAGGCTGCAGGCGCTGCTATGAAAAATCAAGGCGCAGGTTTAAACGAAGCTAAAAAAGTAGACGCTAAAAAAGTTGCTGAAGATAAGAAAAAAGCTGACGAGAAGAAAAAGAAAGAAGCGGAAGCTAAGAAGGTTGCTGACAAAAAAGCTGCAGATATGAAAAAAGCGGCTCAGAAGAAAAAATAAGTAAAGTAATATTTATACTAAATACAACCAAAAATGCCAGTATTAGACCCAAATGAAATAATGTTTACCGCGTTCGAACCTACAGTATCGAATAGATTTGTAATGTACATCGACGGTATTCCTTCATATATGATTAAAAAAGCAGACGCTCCAGGTCTTACTTTAAATGAAATCAAATTAGATCACATCAATGTTTATCGTAAGATTAAAGGAAAAGCTGAGTGGAGAGACATCACATTGTCTTTATACAATCCAATAAGTCCATCAGGTCAAGAGGCCGTAATGGAATGGGTACGTTTACATCATGAGTCTGTAACTGGTAGAAACGGTTATTCTGACTTCTATAAGAAAGACATTAACTTATCAATCTTAGGTCCAGTTGGAGATATCGTATCAGAGTGGATTTGCAAAGGCGCTTTCATCAAAGAAACAAACTTTGGAACTTACGATTGGTCTACTTCAGATCCTACTGAAATCAGTTTAACTTTAGGAATGGACTACGCTATCTTGAACTTCTAAGATACAAATAACGAATATAAAAGAAAGGCCGCCTCACCGCGGTCTTTTTTTGTTCCCGGAAATTTTAATAGTTTATATTTATTTAAAATAGTTATCACATGTCAGAATCAAAGTTTACAGTACCTACCGAAATGGTAGATCTTCCTTCAAAGGGTTTATTATACCCAAAAGACTCTCCATTAGCATCAGGCCAAATTGAAATTAAATACATGACCGCAAGGGAAGAAGACATTCTTACCAATGCGAATCTGTTACGTCAGGGCTTAGCCATTGAGAAGATGCTTAAATCTATCATTAAGACTCCAATAAGCTTTGAGGATCTGATCCTGGGCGACAGGAACGCTATCCTTATTGCGGCTAGAATATTAGCTTACGGTAAAGACTACTCTTTCAACTACTTCAATCCAAATACTATGGAATCAGAAGTTGTTAAAGGTGACTTACAATCGGTTAAGTACAAAGAGGTAGATACCACTCTATTCAACGAAAAGAACGAATTTAGTTTCGAACTGCCTTACACTAAAAACTCGATTACTTTCAAAGCTTTAACCATTGCAGACGATAGAAAAATCGACGAAGAGATGAAAGGCATGAAAAAGAATTTAGGAGAAGCAGCGCCTGGTTTATTGACTACAAAGCTAAAACATCAAATCACCTCAATTAACGGTGACTACTCTACAAAAACCGTTAGAGACTTTATTGACTCGGGTGCATTACTTTCAAGAGATTCTATTGAATTAAGAAGATTCATCGAAAGCGTTATTCCAGATATTTCCACAAAGATTACTTTTTCGACTAAAGATGGAGAGGAGGTCATCGACGAGCTGCCAATGACAGCCGAGTTCTTTTTTCCCGGGAGCGGAATATAGAGGCGTCTTTATGACTGAAGTCTTCGACCTTGTTTATCACGGCGGAGGAGGTTTCAATTATACTGAGGTCTGGAACATGGATATCCCAAAGAGGAAATTCAATATAAAAAAGATAAAGGAACACCTAGATAGATTGCAAGAGGCTCAGAACGAAAACGACAAAGTTCTTACAGAGCAAACTGACAAAAGCAAAGTTCAAATGCCTGACGCCGTTAAGCAATCTCTTAAGTCAAAACCTTCTTACGTAACAAGCAAGGCAAAACCAAAGGCTTAAATATTTATTTGTAGCCATGTCCAACGAAAACAACAATAGTAACCAAACCTCAGGTCAACAAAGAGGCCCATCTCAAAGCGCTCAATCAGTAAATGACGTAAAGGCGCTTAAAGAAGGCTTAAAACAGTTGGTAAGAGAAGGTGAAGATTTTAACGATATTATTAAAGACCAAGTTAGAGAATTAAATAAACTAATTAACGGTTACGATAAGGTTAGATCTTCTATTGATGGTTTTAGAACTTCTAGTCTTGATGTTAAAAGAATCCAAGGCGATATAAACAGAGTTACTGCTCAATCCTTTATACAAAGAGCTAAGATTACAGAAACACAAGTTAAGTTATCTGAGAATCAATTAAAGGACGCTGATAAATACTTCCGTGCATTACAAGCAAGACAGGATGCAGAGAAAAGATTAACAGATGCAAAAATTAGCGGAGATGCTAGAAATATTGCTGCAGCGAATAGAGCTTTAGATGCAATAGATAATGAAATTGAAAGAAGACAAAGTGGTTTAGCTCCTTTACAAGCAGAGTATGTAGCTAGAAAAAAGAGTTTAGAAGTCTCAGAATTAACAGGAAAAGAATTAGATATTCAGTTAAAGAAAGAGAAAGAGATTCGTAACTCTATAGGATTAACAGGAATTGCAGCAGAAAACTTTGCTAAAAAATTAGGAGTTGGAGAAGAGGTTTACGAAGCGATGATTTTCAAAGCTAGAAAACTTCAAGCAGAACAAGAAGCCGCAGCAGTTAAAAGAGCAGTAGAAGGAAAAGCCCCATTAACTGGATTACAGAAAGGCTTACAAAGTGTAGGAAATAAATTTAAGGTTTTTGGAACCGGAATGAGTGAGCTATTTAAGAGCGCAGTTTCTTCGTTAGCTGATCCTGCAGTATTAGCTGTAGTTCTAGGTAAAATAGGCAAAGGAATATCTAATGTATTTAAGAGCGCCGCAGGTATTTTAGGAAGCGCAATGAAGGGAATCGGCGGTGAATTAGCCGAAGGTCCAATTCAAAATCTTACGAAACCAATTAGCGGATTATTAGAAAAAATACCGTTAGTAGGCGGATTGCTTGGTGGAGTAGTCGATATGATGGCTACGTTCATGGACTACTCTATGAATGCCAATTCTCAGTTCGTAAAAATGGGCCGCGAACTTGGTTTAAGCGCAGACGAATCTCAAAAACTAGCAAACAACTTTAGTAATTACGCGAACAGCACTAACGATGTTTTCGTAAACTCTAAAAAACTATACGAAGCTCAAATTGGTCTTAGCAAACAATTGGGCACAACAGCTATTCTTTCTAACGAAATACTTAGCACTAACATAAGATTAAAAGACGTCTTAGGTTTAGAAGAAGACATACAAGCAAATATAGCTCAAACTTCTGTAATTACTGGAAAAGAGTCAGCTAATATTGTTGGAAACGTAATTGCGCAAGTAAATAATCTTAAAAAAGCTGGGTTAGCCACACAAGACTATAAAGCAGTATTAAAAGAGGTTAGTAATTTAGGAGGCTATTTAGGATTGTCTTTTGCAAAGTATCCAGAAAAACTTACTAAAGCTGTATTGCAAACGAAAGCGATGGGTCTAGAATTAAAACAACTAGATGCTATTGCTGATTCTTTCTTGGATTACGAGTCGTCTATCACAAAAGAGATGGAAGCTCAAATCTTGACAGGTAAAGAAATCAATTTAAACAAAGCAAGAGAAGCCTTCTTAAACAACGATTTAGTTACTGCAGCTGAAGAGATAACAAAACAAGTAGGAAGCACTGAAGAGTTCTTAGGAATGAACAGAATTGCAGCAGAGTCTTTAGCGTCTACTTTCGGTATGACTAGGGACACGATGGCCGATATGTTAAAGAAGCAAGAGTTCTTAGCGAAGATAGGAGCAAAAGAAGGCCAGTCAGCTAAAGAGCAGTACGAATTAGCTAAAAAGAAGTTTGGCACATTACAAGAGATTAGTAACGAACAAGAAAAACAACAATATCAAGCTTTAGCTTCAGGCGCAGCTAACGAAAGATTAGCCGCATTGATAGAAAAAATTAAACAAGGCTTCACAGATCTTATATCCAATTCAGGAGTTAGCAAGTTCATAGATAAAGCGATAGCATTTATGTCAAATCCAAATGCAATTGCGGGAGTTGTAAACGGTTTTAAAAACTTTTTTGCTACAGTTCTAGAAGCCGTAGGAAGTTTTGTTAATGGAGCTGCTAAAATTGCTAATTTCTTTTTATTCGGAGATAACGAAATACCAGAAGATTACGGAGATAGTATCAAAGGCTTCGCTGAAAACTTAAGAGGCGGAAATATAGGAAAATTAGACGATGGTGGAGTCGTTAAAACTTCAGGTGTGGCTGAAGTGCACTCTGGTGAAACCTATTTGGGAGCTAGCAGTTTACAGCTAATTAAAATGACCGCAGATAATTCAACAAAGACCGTTGAGTTATTAACAAAACTCGCAAATCAAAAATCTGATACAGGAAATTCACAAGTAAGATTCGTAACAGGAAACGTAGTATTAGACGGAGTTCCAACAGGTAAATTAATGTTAAACAGTTTCGAAAACAACTCTTACACAAAATTCGACACAACTAGATACACTTCTTAATGCCACTAAACTATAATTCACCAAATTTACAGGATTCAGTTTTCTTAGATCAGAAGACAGACTTCACTACGTTGAAATACGGAATGGATCAACCACAAGGAGGAAACTCTGGTTTACCTTACGTCAAATTTCCAATGCAAGATGCTGGCCCTGTTACTAATTCTATTTTACAATTCTATCAAAGAAATAGAAACAGTTTAGATTATCCTATAAGAGGCGGATCAGAATTGGACCCAGGAACAGGAACGGCTAGAAGAACTTTAACCGGTGAGATTGATCAATTAAGAATATCAAAATTCCTTAAAGACGGAGCTAAAGGACCCGCTTTCTTGAAAAAACAAGTAGAGTTGCAGAAGACTAATCCTAGAATGGAAACCACACAAGGTTATCAAGCCACTTCTTTTGGATCTATTCCTAACACGTGGATATACGATCCAAGTGGAAAAAATTTACTAAGCGCAGTATTAACTTCAGGTACAGGATATCATCCAGATAGAATAGGCATTAATGGATTTCAGTTTCAAAACTTTTACGCTGCTACTATTCAAAAGCAATTCACTACTGTAAACGGAAAAGCAAGAAATAGATTGCTTGCTTTCTATCAAACAAAAATGTTTAACAGTAATAGAGAAGTAGTTTTCTCTGATCCTAATTTGTACAACACTTTAGGAATGTCTTTAAATAAAAGTATACTATTCGATTACATACAAGGGCCTGGTTCTACTTATGGCGTTGGAAAAACTGTAGTAAGAAGAACTTCGGATACTACTTTAGTTTCAAATATACTCACTCTTACTTACGATCAAATAAAGAAGCAACAAACTAATGGAACTAACTCTTTATTTCAAGAAGTTTCAAAAATACAAGATTTTAGAAGTAAAGTAGCAAGTCCTGTGCAACGAGCTAGAGCGTGGGATTTTTCAAAACAAAGTATTCAAAACGGAATGAACGCTGGAAATCCTGGAGATCCTAGAATCAGTAGATTGAATCCTAACTTTCCTTTTGTTTCTTATGCTAGAGGCACAGACGTAGGTATTGATAGACTAAACGCTCTTTCTCCTTTTATGGTTAACGAAGGCGATTCACCATTCGATAATCAGTACGCAAAAGACATAATTAAATTTGCTTTTGAAGCTATATCTAACGACAATCCTACTAAAACAACAGCTTTAGTATTTAGAGCTTTTCTGTCTGGCATATCCGATAACCACTCAGCGGAATACAATTCTTTTAGATATTTGGGTAGAGGAGAAAACTTTAGAACGTATCAAGGATTTGATCGCACAGTAAATTTTTCTTTTAAGATATTTGCGCAATCTAGATCTGAATTAAAACCAATGTACGAGAAGCTTAATAATCTAACTAGTCAAGTTTATCCAGATTATAGTCCAACTACTTCAGTGATGAGAGCACCTATCATTAAATTAACAATAGGAGATTATCTATATAGAACTCCTGGAGTTTTAGAAAGCATTAATATTACGATAGAAGACGATGCTGCTTGGGAAATAAATAGAGAGAACGAAGCTTATAGCGGAAGAAAAGTTGCTGAGTTACCTCAATACTTAAACGTTGCTATTACCTTTAAACCAATTATGGATATTTTGCCTAGAAGAGCGCAAGAGCTTAGCGATACGCCTGCATTACTAGCCAATGGAAATTATATTGTTGACACTTTACAAAAGAGAGAAGCAGACGGAATTAAAACAGAACAACAAAGAAAACAAGCAGAAGTTAATAGATTAGCAGATGAAAGAAGAAAGAATGAAGAAGCTGCTCAAAAATTTAACGCACAATTATTAAGAAATTTAATAAATAATCCACCAACAATACAAGACGGAACTATAGACACAGATTTTTTAATAACAACAGGATAACATGAGTTTTAACAGATATCAAAATATAGACGTAATAAAATACCAAGCAACAGGTAGTCAATACTACGTCAATAACATTTATCCAGAAGTTCCAGTTTCAGAAGAAGACACTTATGTGATAGTAGTATTAGGCGATCGATTAGATTTAATGGCTTATGACTTTTACGGAGACACTAGCTTTTGGTGGGTAATAGCATCAGCTAACGCTTTACCAGGAGATTCATTGTACCCACCGCCTGGCGCGCAATTAAGAATTCCTTCAGATATTCAGTCTGTAGTCAATCAATACAGAACAGCTAACTCACTAAGATAGTATGGCAATAAACGATAATAAAATATCTAACGTCATTGGAACACACATTCCAAATTGGCTTTTAGAACAATTACAAACTAGAAGCAAAAAAGGAACTCAAACCAATAGAGACAACGCAAACTTACAGTATCTTGGCAATAAAACTGGTTGGGTTAGATTAGTGTCTTCTATCAATATAAATGCGCAAACAGATACAAAATACTTTCAAGATTTAACCGGCATAACTTTATCGAAGCCAGAAGATTTAGCCAAAAACTTTGTGTTATATGGAGGAGTTTCTAAGTACAACAATCAAAATGGAAAAACAACTTACACACTAAGAAAAGGCTTTAAAGAAACCTACTCTTTATTGGGAGATCAAGAAGTGCAAGATTTTGGTTACAGACCAATGCCAGGTTTAACTAGAGTTGTAGTAGAAACTCAAGGTAGATTAGGATCGGTTAGATCCGCTACAATAGAGTTTAAAGTTTGGGATGTAAATCAACTAGACGTAATAGACGCTCTATATTTTAAATTAGGCTACACAATGTTTTTAGAGTGGGGAAACACATTCTATTACGAATCAAACTCTGATCAATTAAAAGCTTCTGAATTTTTTAGTTTAAACCCTTTCGAAGAGAGATTAACTAAAGAGCAAATTACTTTAAATTTAGGAAAAAACAGAAGAGTGTCTCAAGGCAACTACGATGGTATGTTGGGTATGGTTAGCAACTTTTCTTTTTCTTATAATCAAGAAGGTGGATACGATTGCGTTTTAAAACTTGTAGGTCTTGGATCTTTAGCAGATACTATAAAGGTAAATCAACCAGCAACTTTACCTGGAGTTTTACAACAGCAAATACAAGAGTTAAATAACATATACGCTCAAATACAAAAGCAAGCTCAACAAGCAGAGATTGATGCTAAAGCGAAAGCAGATGCTAAAGTAAAACAAGAAGAAAACAAAGCAAGAGAAGAAGAACTTAAAAAGTTTAAAAGCGCTTATGATTTTTTAGTTGAATATAACAACGAAGATGAAAATCAAAAAGGCTCAGGCGCTATATTTGGCGTAACTCAACCATTTTTTAAAAGATACGCTTCTGCACCTAGTAATCTATTTGTTACAAACAAAAAAGACAAAGATTATAGTAAAGAAAAAGAATACGATTATTACTATTCTCCAGGCAGAAAATTATATATAAAAAAGTTTGGCATAATTTTAAACGGAGAAACAGAGATTCAAAATGTAGTAAACAGTATAAGTTGGAATGCAAGTCTCATAAAAAGTAGAGCATTAGTAGGAAGAACTGCTAAAGAAGCATCTATTTTAGCTTTATCTACTTCTGATAGTATTTACTCTATAGAAACTCAATATTTTTCAAATTCTAATTATATCGTAGATTCTCCTTACGCTGGTTTTACTCCTTATAACTTTGGGGTATATGTAAATTTTCCTACTAAAAACGAAAAAACGGGAAACGATATTACATACGGTGTTACAAAACAAGAGATGTTGCAAAACATAATTTCTTATTTTACAGGAGAACCAATGACGTACGGAGAAATGGCGAGAACAAAAATTGAGTTACCTGAAAAAGGAAATGCCACCACTCTTTCAAACGCATTAAAGGATAGAAACGGAAACTATATAGCCGGATTTTTTAAAACTCCGAGAAAAGATTCTGGAGGTCTCACTTTTACTAATACTGGATTTTATGCATTAGAATTTACCTATCAATACAAAATACCAGGAACAACTTGGAAAAATGTCCCTATACAGCAAGCAGACGGAACATTTATTGATGTTGATGATAGAGTCAAAACAACAATTTCTATACCAGTAGTTGTAAGAATAACAGATAGCGATTTAATAAACGGTATAGAGCTTAAAAATCCAAACGCTTCAACCGTAGAATATCAAAGATATAGAGACAGTTTAAGTAGTCAAAACGTAGGCGCTTCTTCAGCAGAAAACACGTCTTCTACTTCTAATACAAGTACAGAGCAAACTAAACCAGCAGTACAATATCAATCCTCTTTAGAAGCCACTTTAAGAACAATACAAATTTATTCTTTAGTAAAAGCCATAGATGCAAGTTCTAAAAAGATAGATCTAGATAGAAAAGTGAGATCTGTTTCATTACTTTCTGACTCTGAGTTTATGAACAAAGTGTTTAAAGATGGAGACGGACTATTTTCTCCTTATATAGACGCGATAATAAATAAAACTCTTAGTGATTCCAATATAGATCAAAGGAACGTAAAATATGGATACAATGCAGCTGTGCTCTCTAATAAAGGTCAAAATCCAGATCCAGTGAATTACGAAGAGTTATTAAAAGCCTATGTACTTCCTTACGATATAAACCAAGATATCAACGATGGTACTAGATTGGCTCATCCAGTGTACATTCCTTTAGGCTTCTTACTATTCATATTAAACCATACGTGTACTTTATACGATAGAAAGAAGGAGCAGAATAACGCAATGACTCCTTTACTTTATATAGATTATAACCCAGAATCTAATTTTTGTTTAAGTCACCCATGTCAAATGACTACGAATGGTTTAACTTTTATGATTCCTTTCCAAGGCACTTTTTCAGACTATAAGCAACTATTTTACGAAGAGGTTTTAGAAGGCGATAAAATAAAAGGCACAGAAGAAAATAAAAAACAAACTACGCCTTTATTCAATCCAGAAAAAGACGATAGCATTTCTGGGGATATTCCTGCTTTTAAAGGCTTACAAAAAATAGATACTTACAGAGGAAAAATAATGAATGTTTTGGTGAATATAGATTATGTATTCGATATAGTTAAACAGTTCTTTTCTCAAGACGAAACTAATAGCGTATTCTTAAAAGCCTTCGTTGAGCAGATCTTAACCGATATGAATAAAACATTGGGTAACTTCAATATATTCAGAATAGCTTACGACGACACCG